GACTTGTGAATTAAACTCCTACATAATAAACTACGCTAAATACTCAATAATTGGGAAGGGCGTATGTCAGCAACTGATCGACAAAATAGATTACTGGTAGCAGAAGATTGGAAACGTATATACCAGACGTTTCGTAATGCAGATTTCCAAAGCTACGACTTTGAAAATCTTCGCAGAGTAATGATTAATTATATCCGTGAAAACTATCCGGAAGATTTTAACGATTACATTGAAAGCTCAGAATACTTAGCCCTTATTGATCTAATTGCGTTCCTTGGCCAAAGCATCAGTTTTCGTACAGATTTAAACGCTCGCGAAAACTTTTTAGAGTTAGCAGAGCGTCGTGACAGCGTATTACGTCTAGCCCGCTTGCTTAGTTACAACCCAAAACGTAATATTGCAGGATCCGGTCTATTGAAATTTACAGCAGTACAAACTACTCAAACAGTAGTTGACTCTAACGGCAGAAATCTTGCAAATCAAGTTATTGGTTGGAACGACCCAGCTAACCCCAACTGGTATGATCAATTTATCAAAGTTATAAATGCAGCATTGCCTGCAACCCGCCAGTTTGGAAATCCTGACGATAAAGCGGATGTATATGGTATTTCCACAGAGCAATATCGATTCCAAGGATCTAATGTTAATGTACCTGTGTACAGTTTTGCCAAAGCAATTGACGGAAGAAATATGACCTTTGAAGTAGTATCTACTACGTTCAACGGCGGCGAAGAAATATACGAAGAGCCGCCTACTATTGGCAATAGAATGGCATTTGTCTATAGAAATGACGGTCGAGGCGCCGGTAGTAGTAGCAGCGGGTTCTTTCTGCATTTCAGACAAGGCCTATTAAATCAAGGTACATTTACTATTGATCAGCCTGCTACAAATGAAACGGTTGACCTTGACGCAATCAACGTTAACAACACTGATGTATGGTTATATCGTTTAGATCAAAATGGCGTTGAGTCAGAATATTGGGCAAAAGTTCCAAGCCTTGAAGGCAACAATATTATCTATAATAGTTTGAATAAATCTATTAGAAACATTTATAATGTCACTACTCGATCTAATGATCGAGTAAGTTTAGTTTTCAGTGATGGTACATTTGGTAATTTACCTCGTGGAACATTTAGAGTTTACTATCGTGCAAGCAACGGCATTAGCTACACCATTAACCCCCGCGATGTAAAAAATGTAGGTATCTCAATTCCATATGTGTCTAATGTTGGTCAAGCGGAAACTTTAACGTTAACATTAAGTTTACAAACATCAGTGGGCAATGCAGCAGAAGCTGAATCAAATACCAGCATTAAAAATAATGCCCCTGCTACCTATTATACTCAAAATAGAATGATAACTGCTGAAGATTATAACCTAAGTCCACTAGGCGTTAATCAAGATGTTGTTAAAGTTAAAGCAGTCAATAGAAGTGCCAGCGGTATTAGCAGATACTTTGATCTAGTTGATCCAACTGGCAAATATAGTAAAACGAACCTGTTCGGCGATGACGGCGCAATATATAAAGAAGAATATACTACTAGTTTTAGATTTACGTTTGCAACCCGTACAGATATTGAAGCAGTAATTTATAATCAAATATATGAAACTTTAAAAACTACTCAACTACGTGATTTTTATTACTCAAAATTCTTTAGAATTGCCACTGATTCGTTAGATGTTAACTGGTACAGTAATACAGTAGATACTAATCAAACAACTGGATACATTGGAGAACTTGCTGCGCCGTACCAGTTAGGCTCGTATACTAATACTAATTTACGATTTGTAACTCCTGGTGCCCTATTAAAATTTACAGCACCGTCTGGATATTATTTTGATAAAACTAATGATAATGCAATAGTTTTAGGTTCTGCAACCTCTGCAAATTTAACTTCTATCTTATGGGCAAAAGTAATATCTGTTGTTGGAGACGGAACTAGTGGCGGAGACGGAACACTTATTGACGGTTCGGGCACTGTTGTGTTAAATGACGTTATCCCAACAGGCGCAGTGTTATTAGAACTTATCCCAGCATGGAAATCTTCAATCAATACAACTACTATTGCTACTATGGTAGATTTAATGTTTTCAAATAAACCGTTCGGATTACGATATGATATTGAAACATCCACTTGGAAAATTGTATTTGAAGTAAATTTAAATACCTTAGATAATTTTAATACTGCTAATCAGGGTAATAACTCAAACCAACAAAAAGATTCTAGTTGGTTATTATTGTTTACTACTGATACTGAGTTTTACACAGTAACATCGAGATTAATTAGATATATTTTTGAAAGTGATGCTCAGATTCGATTCTTCTTTGATGCTAGCGATAAAATTTATGATACCAGGACCAACACCGTTGTGAAAGATAAAATCAAGGTGCTAGGCATTAATACTGCACCTCCAAGTTTTGTTAACTCATTTACCTATGATCGTGATTGGGAAATTACTGAGGAATATACCGGACTTGACGGGTATGTTGATACAAAGAAAATTCAAGTTACTTTTAGCGATTCTGACGACGACAGTGTAGTAGATAATCCTAGCCTATTTGAAGAAATTGTAGATATAACTAACTCTCCAGACAATAAAAAATATGTAATACTTGAACGATATATTATTGCTCAGGGACAAGAAGATTATCGATTATTTGATAATAGTAACAATACAGTATTAATTGTAAACACTCAACCAACATTAGTTTCTAGTTATGTTGACAAACAATATTTTTATTTTAAAGATATTGGTGCTATTAAACAACTTAACAAGATTACTTCTACGTTTACATCATCATTAAATTATAAAGTATATTCTGGTCGTAGAGATATTAAGTTCCAATATATTCATAATGCAGATTATGAGTCTCGTATAGATCCAGGATTGACCAATATCATTGATACATTTATATTAACTAAGCAATATGATAAAATATATCGTCAGTGGTTAGCAGGAACAATATCTACTGAACCGCGGCCGCCAAGCACTGATTATTTGTACACATTATTGGCCACAGACCTTAACAAGATCAAATCGATAAGTGATGAATTAATTTATCACCCAGTGAAATATAAAGTATTATTTGGCGAAAAAGCTTCTTCAGACGTGCAAGCAACATTTAAGATTGTAAAAAATGCAGAAGTTGTCATCAGTGATAACGATATTAAATCAAGAGTCTTGTCATCAATTAATGAATTCTTTTCGCTTGAAAACTGGGACTTTGGCGACAGCTTTTATTTTAGCGAACTATCATCTTATATAATGAGTAAATTAACTCCTAACATTGTAAACTTTTTAATAGTGCCTAAAGATAATACGCTATCGTTTGGCGGCCTATATGAAATAAGATCAGAAAAAGATCAAATTTTTATTAACGGTGCAACCATCGATAATCTTGAAATTATATCGGCTGTAACTGCTAGTAAAATTAACAGTGCTGGCGCAATAACTACAACGCCAACTATTTTAAGTACACAGTCTATTACCAGTGGGAGTTACTAATGGCAAATAATGATCAGAACGAATCAGGCCTGCCGCTGTCAAGTGCTGACAACAGAGATTCGGCAAACTTGTTGCCAAGAGTTTTTAGAACAGATAGTAATAAAAAGTTTTTACAAGCAACGTTGGATCAACTAACCCAGCCAGGTGCGGTTAAAAAAATTAATGGCTATATTGGTCGACAAACGGCCAAGGCAATAACATCGGATGATATTTTTGTAAAAGCTGCTGATACCACACGACAAAATTATCAATTAGAACCAGCGGCAGTTATTCGAGACTATCTTGGAAATACTAATTTTTACAAAGACTATATTGATCATATAAATCATGTTGATGTTCTTGGCGGCAATGCATTAAATCATGAAAAATTAAACAGTCAAGAATCATACTCGTGGAATCCACATATTAACTGGGATAAATTTGTTAATTACCAACAATACTACTGGTTACCGTATGGCCCAGCACCAATTAGCATTACCGGACAGCAACTAGATATAGAAAGTACATATACCGTTGATGCAGTTGATGAATCAGACAATTATGCATTTTTATTCTCACCTGATGGACTAACACGCAATCCTACTCTAACTTTGTATAGGGGTCAAACATATACATTTATTATTAACTCTCCAGGCAATCCGTTTAGTATTAAAACTGCTAGGGTAGCAGGCACGCTAGATAGGTATACCATTGGAGTTTCTAATTCTGCAGTTGAATCAGGCACAATAACATTTACTGTAGGGGTTAATTCACCTGATGTATTATATTATGTTAGCGAAAACAGTGTTGATACTGGTGGAGTATTCCATGTATTAGATATTGATGAAAACACATATTTAAATGTTGATGCTGATATTTTAGGCAAACAAACATATACTATGAGTAACGGCATTCCTTTATCAAACGGAATGAAATTAAAATTTGAAGGTAACATTTTTCCTATAAACTATGCAACAGGCTATTGGTATGTAGAGGGGGTAGGAACTGCAATTCGATTAGTTGCAGAAACTGATTTGGAAATTATTAGTGCATATTCTCAAGAAAGGGCATTATTATTTGATGATGAGCCCTTTGACCAAAGCCCGTTCAGTACTGCCACATCCTTCCCGCAATATAAGGACTACATATTAGTTGCTCGAGGTACTCCAGATAGAAATCCGTGGAGTCGATACAATCGATGGTTTCATCAAGATGTGATCATAGCTGCCGCAACAGCAGTTGGGCAAGTTCCATCTCTTGATCAAGCAGCCCGAGCAATACGTCCTATTATTGAGTTTAATGTCGGACTAAAATTATTTAATTTTGGGCATCAAGTAAAAGCCAACGTTACATTAGTTGATACATTTACTAAAGATGTATTTTCAACCGTTGAAGGTCAGTTAGGGTATAATATTGACGGAGTAGACCTTGCTGCCGGAATGCGAGTATTGTTTACAGCAGATACTGACTCTCTAGTTAAAGATCGAATCTTTAATATTAATTTTGTAAATATTACGGTTCCCGGCCGCCAGATTGGTTTTTATGCGTTATCTGGAGTTGATACGGATACTAATATTATTACAATAGAAACTAACACATTAACTAATTCTATTGGTCACGGTCTAACAACAGGCAATCAAATATTATATCTTAATAATGGTAATGCAGATATTTCTGGGTTGATCAACAGAAAAGCCTACTATGTGTTAGTACTTAATACTACTCAAATAAAATTATATACTGACAAAAATTTAACAGTGGTTGCTGATATTTTTGCAACAGGCTCAGATGTACACAAGTTAGAAGTGTTTTCTGGATATCGTAGACAAATTAATTTAGTCGAAGCTGATGACAGTATTCCATTAGTGAATGAAACTTTGTTAGTAGAGCAAGGAACTGTGAATCAGGGACTAATGTATTGGTACACTGGCACTACATGGAAAATTGGTCAGACAAAAACGGAGGTTAATCAACCTCCATTATTTGACGTATTTGCCGCCAGCGGCAACAGCTACGGAAACGCATTGGTATATGACGGTACAACATTTGCAGGCACTAAATTATTTTCATATAAAGTAGGAACTGGAACAACTGATACCGAATTAGGATTTCCATTATCCTATCAAAATATAAACAATATTGGTGATATTGCTTTTGAGTTTAATCTGTTATCTGACACTTTTAAATATAAAAATGTAGTTGATATTATTACTCAGCCTACTGATGTTGGATTCTTAAAATCAATTTCAAATTTAACTACTTTTAATTATGTTAATGGATGGAAGACTACACTGATAACAAATTTACAGCCCATTATTAGAATATTTAAAGAAAGTGGATTAGTTAATAATTTTCCAGTTGACGTATATTCAAATGTAGATAAGTTAGTTGATTTAGAAGTTAGAGTATACATCAACGGAAAGAGACAGCCTAGGTCTAATTATACTATTACTGAAAACAGTGTTAGAAAATATATATTGCTAACGACTAATGTTGCATTGACTGACGTAGTTACATTGAAATGTTTTTCTGCACAGCAAAAAAATAATAACGGATATTATGAAATCCCAGTTAATTTACAAAACAATCCATTAAACAATAACTTATCAGAATTTACATTAGGTCAAGTAATTGATCACGTTGATACTATAATTGACAATATTAGTGCATTTGTTGGTACATATCCTGGCACTGGTAATTTACGAGATATTGGAAATGTTACAGCGTATGGCACACGATTTATTCAACATTCTGGTCCTGTAAATTTAAGTCTATACCACCTCGGCACCCCAACTGCAAATGTATTCAAAGCATTAGAACAAGCACGAGATGATTACAGTAAATTTAAGAGAGCATTTATTGTAACAGCAACTAGTTCGGGAATTGACACAGATCCACGACGACACGTTGACCATGTACTAGCAGAATTAGCAAAAGATAAATCCACATCACGTCCTTACTACCTATCAGATATGTTTGGATATGCCGCGTCTAGTATATTTGAATATACAGTGCTTGATGCTCGTACAAAAATATATCCATTAAATGCGGTATTTAATTTAACAGTATTATCAAATAAAGCAGTTAATCTTTACCTAAACGATGTGCAACTAGTAGAAGGCCAAGATTACGTATTTGGTACAGATGTATTCTTTGAAATACTAACTGACCTTACTGATGGTGATATTATCATGGCAGTAGAGTACGAAAGTACTGACGGGTCATTCTGTCCTGCTACACCTACTAAGTTAGGTTTATATCCTAAGTTTGTTCCTTCAAAATTTGTAGACACTACCTACGCCGTACCAACGGAAGTTATTCAAGGACACGATGGTAGTATAACTATTGCATTTGGCGACTACCGAGATGACCTAATCTTGGAATTAGAAAAACGTATTTTCAATAATATCAAAGTACAATATAATCCTGATATTTTTAATATCTACGATTACGTTCCGGGGTATGATAGAGCAACAGTATACTCAAAAGATGAATACGAATCTATCCTAGGCACATTCTTTTATCAATGGACCAGCAATGTTGGACAAGATTTTACTAAACAGAATATTGAATGGTGGAACAGATTAGATCCATTTACGTTTAATTATCGAGGTAATTATTCTCCTAACGGATACCCTGTTCCGGCTTACTGGAGAGGTATATATCGTTGGTTGTTAGATACTGACCGCCCGCATACACATCCATGGGAGTGTTTGGGATTTAGTTTAGCTCCAACGTGGTGGCAAGAAGTCTACGGTCCAGTCCCTTATACTAGTGACAATTTAATCATGTGGGATGATATCCGTCAGGGCATAGTTAGAGAACCTGGACAACCTATTAGACGTTTGGATAAATTTGCAAAGTCTATCTTAGCCCACGGTGTGCCTGTAGACGAGAATGGCGAATTGCAAGACCCAGTTAATTCTAATTTTGTAAACGGTCCTATCAAACCAACTGCAGAAGGCTATTATACATTTGGCGATGTTGGACCAGTTGAATCTGCATGGCGTCGTTCGGGACATTATCCTTTTGCAATCATTCAAGCAGCATTACTAATGCAACCTAATCGAGTTCTTGGAACATGTTTAGATAGAAGTCGTACGGTGCGTAATCTTAGTAATCAATTAGTCTATTCTGAAACTGGATTACGTATTAGGCTTGCTGATATTGTATTGCCCTCAACTGCAACAAGTACACAACGAGTATCAACATCAGGATTAATCAACTACATCGTTGACTATTTGACCAATGATACAACCGTGTTGATTAGTCAGTATCAGACTGATTTAGATACTCTAACTAACAATCTTGGAGTTAAGTTAGGCGGATTTACCGCAAAGAATAAATTTAAATTATTATTAGATAGTAAGAGTCCAACCAGTACTGGTAGTATTTTTATTCCTGAAGAAAATTACACTGTTTTCTTAAACACATCGTCAGCAGTTAAAAAAGTAGTATACAGCGGAGTAGTTATTACCAAACATGTTGATGGTTTTGAAATCACCGGATATTATAACGAGCAACCGTATTTTAATTACTATCCGTGGTTAGAATCTGCTAGAACTATTAATGTTGGCGGAATATCTGAAAGTTATATTATATGGTCAGCTGGCAAACGTTATGTTGCTGGTGGAATTGTATATTACGGTAACCAATATTATCGAGTAAATGTTGTCCATACCTCTACAGATACGTTTGACGCTACACTATTTTCTAGACTTGCAGTATTGCCAGTTAGTGGCGGCCGTGATGCCAACATTAGAAAATCATGGGATACTACACTACCATTAACTTTGGGCTACGGAACAAAGTTAGCAACAGTTCAAGAAGTAGTAGATTTCTTGCAAGGGTACGGGGCATATTTGTCAAATCAAGGATTTGTATTTGATGACTTTAACACTACATTAAAAGCTATTACCAACTGGGAAACCGCAGTAAAAGAATTTATGTTTTGGACAACCCAGAATTGGAGCGCCGGCGCAGTACTTTCTGTGAGCCCAGCAGCAAATAGAATAACCTTATCTACTACTAACAGTGTGGTTAATGATCTGCTAGATCCGTTTTATGGATATAAAATATTTAGAGTAGATGGTCAAAAATTAGAACCTGAATTTACTAATACCTATCGAAATGACGATGAAAATCAATTTTCAATAACTCCTACAAGTACTACCCATGGAATATATGGCGCTGTATTTTATATGATACAAAAAGAACATGTAATGATCTTAGATAACAGAACATTGTTTAATGATGTTATCTATGATCTTGAACCCGGATACCGTCAGGAACGTATTAAAGTTATCGGATATCTCAGTCAAAGTTGGAAGGGCGGTTTTAACATTCCAGGATTTATTTTTGACCAAGCTAGAATATATGACTGGACACCATGGACTGATTATAAACTAGGTGACATTGTAAAGTATAAAGAATTTTATTATTCTGCATTATCAACCTTACCGGGTGTCCAAAAGTTCAATGCTGCTAACTGGTCCTTGCTTGCTGAAAAGCCCACAGCAAAAATGTCAGCTAACTGGGATTATCGAGCTGAACAGTTTACCGATTTTTACGACCTCGATACTGACAATTTTGATGCAGAGCAACAGAAATTTGCACAGCACTTAATTGGATACCAGAAACGTCAGTACCTTGAAAATATTATCAAAGACGATGTGAGTCAATATAAATTTTATCAAGGTATGATTATTGAAAAAGGTACGCAAAATGTTCTTAATAAATTGTTTGACGTGCTAAGTGCTGATGGCGTAGAAAGTTTAACATTTAACGAAGAATGGGCAGTTCGTGTAGGATCATACGGCGCCGTTACCGCGTTTGATGAAACAGAATTTATTTTAGATGAATCACAATTTAAAATAAATCCTCAACCAGTAGAGTTAGTATCAACAATTGATTCCGCAGTAGTTGATTTTGTCTACAGACAACGTCCGTCGGATATATACATTAAACCGTTAGGATATAATAACGATATATGGACAGTAACAGGCACTAAACAGTTTCTGCGTACTCCTGGATTTGTTAGATATGAAGATGTAAATTTAAGTGTTGACACATTAGACGTTACGTTACTAAATGATATTAGTATCTTTACCGAAGGTGACTATGTATGGTGCGCATTTGAAAATAAATTAAACAGTTTTAAAGAACGATGGAATGTATATAGATTTACTCAGAGTGCATTCACTGTAACTAAAGCAGAATACTTTTATAACTCTACTAGTAAAATTGGAGAAATAGTTCTAACCTGCAATATAATTCCTAATGTAGTCGCTGGCGATATAGTAGGTCTCACAAATGTTGCTGTTCCAAAAGATGGATTTTATACGGTGTACTCAGTTGGCGTAGAGCGAGTTGGCAGCACGCCCGGAGCATCAACACCACGAAAAATTGTTATTCGCACAGTAGCAACAGGCTGGTCGCCGTTACCGGAACCACCAGCAATAGTATTGTACCAGTTTGTTCCTTGCTTGTTTGATACAATTGATAATGTAAATAATAATTTACCAACTAGTATTAAACCTAGTGAATTATTATGGACCAAAGATTCTGGCAACGGCACCTGGGGTGTTTACGAAAATAATACAATATATAATTCTTTTAATATAGACCTTACTACTATTCCTGATCTTACTGGTTTAAACTTTGGTAAAAAAGTAACAGTATCTCAAACCGGTACCACGGCAATTGTAACAGATGCTGCCCAGGTAATTATATTAGAAAGACAAAATGTCTCAGGAACATACAACACTACTATTGGTACGCAAGTATATAAATGGATTCAAACGCATTCACTGGTAATTGACTCATCTATAGCTGACATTGCTACTCAAGAATTTGGTGCCGAAACTGCGTTATCAGCTGACGGCAAATGGTTAGCAATTGCCGCCTCGTCAGCATCTAATGTCAATGGAAGCGGATTTAATAATCAAGGGTATGTTTCCCTGTATTATAAAGCAGCAGGCAATAGATATACTTTTGTTAATTATATAATAAGTCAAACTCCGGCAGCTGACAAACAATTTGGAACTAAGTTAGCATTTGCTAAAAATGGAACTACTTATATTTTAGCAGTGTCGTCAATTGATGCAGTGTATTTTTATCAAGCTACTGGGAATAGTAGCTGGGCCAATTATGTAAACTCGTTATTAATAACTGATGTTGAAAATATCACAATGTCTGCAACAGGCAACAGGTTTGCCGCAGCAGTACCGAGTGCTGTTTCAAATAAAGGTCAAGTAAAACTATATACGTTAACTCTAAACAATTATGTATTGTCAACTACGCTTAGTGGCATTGCATCAAGTGATAGATTTGGTAAAAGTATTTCGTTAGCCCAATCTTCTCAGTATATTGCTATTGGCAGTGATATTGGTAACGTCTATATATACAATACGACCAGTGCCAGCACACCGTATCAAATAATTACAAGTTTAACTAAAGATATAGGCGACCAATTTGGCACAACGGTACAATTTACTAACAACGATACTACGTTAGTAGTATTTGCTACTAGCGCAAGCCGAGTTGATATTTATGATCTTTACGGTACTAAATTTTTATACGGCGAAAGTGTCACTTCAACTGCTGTCAGTTACGGAGCATCAATTGCCACAGGTAATAATACAATTTTAGTTGGAGCACCTAATTTTAACAGCTCTGCCGGTACAATGTTCTCATATGTTAAATCACCGGTGTTAAAATCATGGACTTTAAAAGTGTACGAGCAACCGAGACCAAATATTTCTAATGTTAAAAAGGCATATCTATACAATAAAATAACCAATACTATTGTAACGTACCTTGACGTAGTTGATCCGATACAGGGAAAAATTCCAGGCATAGCCGACCAAGAAATTCGATACAAAACATATTTTGACCCAGCAACTTACTCTGTGGGTACTAGTGCAGTTAACGTTGATAGCGGATTAAATTGGACTACCGCTCAAGTAGGTATGTTATGGTGGAATTTAACTCGTGCTAAGTTTTTAGACAACCAAGGAGGAGAAGTAGTATATAGATCAACTACTTGGAACAAGTTATATAAAACTGCAAGCATTGATATCTACGAATGGGTTGAAACAAAGTATCTACCAAGCGAATGGAACAATTTAGCTGATACTACTAAAGGACTGGCCGCAGGTATTAGTGGTACAAGCCTTTATGGGGACACTGTCTATAGTGTTAAAAACAAATATGACACTGTTGGGCAACGATTAATTCCTACATATTATTTCTGGGTTAAGAATAAAAAAATAACACCTAATGCTGCTGGTAGAACAATAGCAGCAGACAAAATATCCAGCCTAATATCTGATCCTATAGGATACGGATACACCTGTGTTGCCCCTACTGGTACAAACAGTTTTAGTTTAGTTAATTTTGCTAATCTATTAGAAGGTACTGATATAGTATTAAATTTCCAGACATGGTTAATAGAGAATCATGACATTAACATGCACAGTCAATGGAAAATTATAAGCGAGCATCCAAACACAACTATTCCTAAAAATATTGAAAACAAATGGATAGACAGTTTAATCGGAAAAGACAGTAACGATCGGGTTATTCCTGATACTAATCTTCCAGTAAAAAATCGTTACGGAATAGAATTTAGACCTCGTCAGGGGATGTTTGTTAATAGAGTTGAAGCATTAAAACAGTACATAGAACGAGTTAATGCTATCTTAATGGAAAATTTAATTGTCGATGACTTTGATATAAGTGATCTAATGTTATCTGATCCTGCCCCGTCAACAGTTTCAGGATTGTGGGACACTGTTATTGACTTAGACACTGAGTTGCGATTTATTGGAACTGCATCATTAGTTCAGGCAACACTAACTGCGGTAACTGAAAATGGAATTATAACTGATATATTGATAGATAATCCAGGATACGGATACAAAAATCCTCCACTTATCAAAATTGTAAGTTCAGGAATTGGGGCAGTCCTATTTCCAATATTAGATACTGCTGGCAGAATTATCAGTGTTACTATACAAAATGCCGGGCGCGGGTATTTCAGTGAGACTATGCTAATAGTAAGACCTCATGCTGTGTTGGTGTCCAGCGATACTAGTTCATTTGATAAATGGAGTATCTATGAGTGGACTGCTAGAGACAGCAGTTGGAATCGTATAAGAAGTCAATCATTTGATGTAACAAAATTCTGGACGTATGCTGATTGGTATGCTACTGGGTATACACAGTTTACAAAAATTGATTATCTAGTCGACAATACATATTATCTTGTAACACTGTCTGCAAACATTGGCAGCATAGTTAAGGTAAAAAATATCGGTAGCGGCGGCTGGCTACTATTAGAGAAATACGATAATTTAACAACAATTGACTATACACAAAATTATAAAGTTGTTGGCAGACAATCCGGAACTATACAATTTGCAAGTAACATTTATACATTTATTAACTCATCAGTAGGATTTGACAATCAACTATTTGATGCTTCTTTGTATGATAATTATGCAGCAGCTGAATTAAGAATTATTATCAATTCTATTAAAGATAAAATTTTCGTTGACAATCTTCGAGTTGAATATTTAAAATTATTCTTTTCAAGTTTGCGTTATGTAATGCACGAGCAAATTTTTATTGACTGGGCATTTAAGACTAGTTTTGTAAAAGCAACTCATAATGTAGGCGAACTAAAAGAAAAAGTTACATATAATAACGATAATTTGTCTAATTTTGAAGACTATATTAATGAAGTAAAACCATACAGAACAAAAATTAGAGAGTATGTTAGTTCTTATAACAAAACAGATTATGCTAGACAATCAACAACTGACTTTGATTTAATTCCGTTAGTCACTGAAAATTTAACAGTTACACCGATGAATGTAACAGTTGCCAACAATGGCACTATTGATGCATCTTCAAATAGCATATTAGCATATCCGTGGAAACACTGGTATGATCATGTAGGATTTACTATACAGTCTATAGAAATATTTAATGGCGGCAGCGGATATATTAATCAACCTGTAGTTAAAATTGAAAGTGGATTCGGCACCGGCGCATCTGCAAAAGCATATATTTCCAACGGCAAAGTCAACAGAATTGATTTAATATCAGGCGGCACACGCTATCTTAAGGCACCTATCATCACACTAGACGGCGGCCTATCTGAGACAGGAACCGCAGCAACCGCAATTGCTATTATTGAAAGTGAAGTAGTTAGAGCAAATAAGATTGCTATTAAATTTGATAGAATAACTAGAGACTATCATATTAGTGAAAAAACTGAAACTGAAACATTACTTGGTACAGGGTCACGTGTACAATTTGCGTTAAAGTGGAGTCCAAGAATAGAAATAGGATCAGCTTCTATCAAGTTATATCCAGCAGGAATAAATCCTAACACTCCTGGAGTTACTGGCATTGACATTTTACGAGGCGAGTATACGTTATCGACTAGAAAATCTACCAGCAGAGGATACACCAGTTATTCTGGATTGTTAACATTAGATACTGCACCTACTGTGGGAGAGACAATTAGAATTACCTATGAGAAAAACTTTGAACATATGTCGGCAGCTGACAGAATTAATTTCTTCTATGAGCCAACAAGTGGAATGTTAGGTAAAGATCTAGCCCAACTAATGAACGGAATTGATTATAGTGGTGTACAACTACAAGGATTAGGATTTGGAGCAACCGGCGGGTGGGACGCCCTTCCGTGGTTCACTGATGAGTGGGATGGATTTGACCCAATCTATGATGATAGAATAATTACAGCATCAACGGGTCTCTATACATATGATTTACAATATGCTCCTAGTGTTGGAGAATTAGTGAACGTCTATATTTCTAGATACAATCCAACTGCAACTGTTAATATTATTTCAGCAACTGAGTCCGCGTTAAGCAATAAATCTGTTTGGATTACCACCGCCATTGTACACGGATTTACTGCTGATATGTTTGTTACTATAGCAGGAGTAACTGCTGGAAACTATAATGGCACATATCGAATTCGTCAAATAATTTCTGAAAATACATTTTCAATTAGTTTAGACAAGGTTGTAGTTTTGGGCACAGGCGGCACTGTATACGGATACACATACAGTGCCCCTGTTAGACTTGATGATCCAGCTTACAATACCCCGCAACAAACTAATCTTGATGCAATAATGAACTCTATTGTTGGCAACGGAACAACAGAAATATTTACATTACCTAATTCTAATTTAACTATTAATAATAAAGATAAAGTTATATTCCGTAAGAGCACAAGCGATGGAAGCATTCTTCCAAGACCTAATGATTACGATACACAATTACAAGGCGGCGCCTTTAACGGATCAGTGCTAACAACAGCAACTGGATACGCTCCTGCAGATATTAACATTGACGGCGATGATTTTGTTACCCCCGCAACTAGTTATGCTCCGGAAGAAATTGTTCCCGGACAGATAACAGATGCACTGGCCATTAAAGTATATCATAGGCCAGAAGGCGGCGCCCCAAACATCTTATTTAAGAACTATATAGGCAATGGTGTTACCAATACATTTATTATAGGTCAATACTTTGCTACTGACCGAGCAGTGATTGTTAAAGTTGGCAACGTAATAATTGAACAAATCGCATATACTATTGATTGGGCATCAAACTCTGTAATATTTGATACTGCTCCGTTGGCCAATTCTGTAGTTAGCATAATTAGTGTAGGCTTTAACAGTGAAAATATATTAGATTTGGATCATTTCGTAGCCGACGGCACTACTACTGAATATGTTACTCGTGCCCCATGGATTGACGGTGAATTAACTTCTACCGTGTTGGTTAATGGCATAGTACCTACGTATGAACTATTTAGAACTGACAATACATATGACAGTCCTAACAGAGTTGCTATACGATTTAGTTCGTCAGTTGAAGCAGATTCACTTATTAACTACATGATAGATACTGGAACTACTGTTCAAACCGCTAGTGTAGTAAAGAGTCAACTTATCACTACTAATGGAACTGCTAGAGTTTACAATTTAGATAATTTAAATTCTGGAGTATTACCCGGAAATAGATTACAACCGTACGAAACAAATGTTATTGTGCGCAAAGGTCAAGAAATACTACGTCCGTCAACTGTGATATACTTTACAATGGCTAATGATGTATTATCTTACACAATTCCTGCACATAAATTTGCTACGTATTCAATTAGCTCTAATAATATTCGAGTATATGCTGATTCTAATGTACTAACACCCGGCGTAGGATATATTGTTGATTTATTAGGAATTACAATTGAGATTTCTCAATCGTCGTATATAGCTGGTGCTAAGTTAGCAGTGGTAATTAATGTAGATTTTGATTATGCAATAACTGATGCAGGAACTATTGAGTTTTCTACATTATATCCGGCAAATACCGACATTGAAATAATTTCATTCTACAATCACATGTTATTAGACATAGATAGAACTACTGATATAATGATACCGTCAACTACATTGACGCCTGGTACAACTGACTACTATGAATTTACAAATAAATTAGGCGGATATTTTACACTACGCCGATCATCAGTATCGGACGATTTTGTATGGATTATTAAAAATGGTACACTACTAACTCATAGTGTTGACTATGCTGTTGACGATGATCGTGTAACTGTTAGATTGAAAGATTCTTTAGAGTCTACTGACGTAGTGCAGGTAATGTTGTTCTCTGATCAAACTGTCCGTAGTACATTTGGATTTATGCAGTTTAAGGACATGTTAAATCGAGTACATTACAAGCGACTACGTGCAGAAAAAGCATCTGTACTGGCAAGTAATCTAACACAATCAGATATTCAAATTACCGTAGTAGACGGATCTGTATTCTCCCTACCAAATCCAGCATTAAACCTGCCGGGTATTATTGAAATTTACGGTGAGCGTATTGAATATTTTACTAAGGTTGGTAATGTACTTGGACAGTTACGCAGAGGCACGTTAGGCACTGGAACACCGGCAGTACATCTAGCAGGACAAACGGTACAGGACATTGGCCCAACTGAAACTATTCCTTACGCTGACAAGATCATTATCGATACTGTTATTAGTAATGGAGTTACAACAAATTTAGGTAATCTAAGTTATACTCCATTAGATATAAATGAAGTTGATGTATTTGTCAGCGGATATAAGTTGAAGAAAGCGGAGTACGAATTGTTTGAAGAAACTAATGGATATCCGTACAGTACAGAAGGTGATAGTACTTTCTCTGCAGAATTTAGTGTAGACGGAACTACTAACAGAATTACAGTAACAAATGCTGCTGCCGAAGGCACTGAGGTGGTTATTGTTAAGAAAGAGTTAACATTGTGGAACGATCCGGGTAAGAGTTTAGCAAGATCTAATAATAAGATTGCTAATTTCTTGAAGGAAAACGTAACTGTTTGGCCACGATAAATAATAAACAATGAGAGATCAATATGCAAGGTAAAGACTTATCAGGAATTCACATAGAGGGACATATTAAAATATATGACCCTAGAACCCAAGAGGTTTTCATTAATAAACGTAATGCTATACACTACGAAAATATGAGCGTTGCGCTGGCAGAAAGTATTGCCAATGCCGGGCAAGGATTTATCTATGAAATTGCCTTTGGTAACGGTGGTACAACTGTAGATCCTACAGGTATTATTACCTACTTAACGCCAAATTCAACAGGTACAAGTGCTACATTATACAGTGAGACCTACAGTAAAGTAATAGATGATCGCTCAGTAACTAATTTAGATCCTGTAAGAAACAAGATTGAAACTCGACATGTAACTGGTACAAACTACACTGATGTGTTTATTACCTGTTTACTTGACTACGGTGAGCCTCAAGGACAGGATGCATTTGATAACACAACTAATAATAATTCAGAGTTTGTATTTGATGAATTAGGATTACGATCATATAGTCCATCGGGTAATGGTAAACTCTTAACCCACGTTATTTTTCACCCTGTTCAGAAGAGTTTAAATCGTTTGATACAAGTTGACTATACAGTGCGTATACAAAGTCTCTCTGGATTAAGTGAGGTTGCATAATGTCATATAACATTAATTTTACCGACCCAGCAAATTCAGATCCTCGTATTCCTCTCACTGTTGATGATCAAGAGCTTAATGAACAGACTAGTTTAACATTTGTTGGAAAGAATTATACTGGTTATTCGCAATTTATTGCTGAAAATTTTCTTCACTTGCTGGAAAATTTTGCTAGACCCATTCAACCGCAAAACCCAGTTAAGGGACAAATTTGGTATGATACTGGATCTAATTCTGTTCCACCGCAGCCCCAATTAAAAGTATTTGATGGTACACGATTTGTAGCTGCTGGCAATGTTAAAAAATCAATTAGTGCTCCTGGTGCCGATACAGCAGTCCTTGGTGATCTATGGGTAGACACATCGAACCAGCAACTATCTCTATGGTCTGGCGCTAGTTGGATTCTTGTAGGACCACAATTCAGTGAAGGTACCCAAACAGGTCCAAAAATTGAAACAATAATTGACACTACAGCACCTATTGGTATTGGTCATACTGTGATCAGTCTAGTAGTAGCTGACGAAATTGTAGCAATTATTAGTAAAGACGCATTTACTCCGAAAATTACTATTCAAGGTTTTGCAACAATTAAGCAAGGCATCAACATTTCTACTAAAGACTTCAATGGCAGTGGCACCGTACTTAACAAATTATGGGGTACTGCTGAAACTGCTAATAGTCTGTTAGTGGGAAATAATTCAGTTGCTGCTGCAAATTTTCTAAGAAGTGATGTTGCCAGTGTTACTAATTATGGTTTAAGCATACGAAATAATTCAGGAATTACTGTAGGATCGGACTTAGCAACATCTTTGACTACTAGTCAAGTAGGAGAATCTATCTTATATAATAAGATTGAAGGCTCAAGTATTTTTATCAGAGTTAAAGAAAGTGGTGCAGACAGAGATGTTATTACGGTGTCTGGATCAAAAGTTGGAATTAACAACTCAAATCCGACAGAGTCATTACAGGTAACTGGAAAAATCACAGCAAGCGACAGCATATTGATTGCTGGCACTGCTAATGCTACTAATTTAATCACTGGCAGTTTACAAACTGCAGGCGGCGTGGCCGTTACAAAAAATCTACAAGTAGGACAAAATATAGTAGTTGCAGGAACTGCATCTACCGGAGCACTAACTGTTACTGGAGCAATTGTATCTTCAGGAGCAATAACTGCAACTACAATTAATGCAACTACATTTAATGGAACATTTGTTGGGCAACTTTCGGGATCAGTAACTGGTACAGCAACTAGATTAGCTAGTCCAACTGTATTTCAATTGCAAGGAGATATGACCAGTAATGCTATTAGCTTTACTGGGACACAAGTTGGCGGTGTTGCAACGTTCACAACAGTTCTTAGCTCAGACTTTATTAATACTAAAACTTCAGTAATTGACTCAACTGCTACTGATGAACTTATTATCAATAGAATTGGAACAGGTTTAAGAAAAACTAACAAGCAAACATTCTTATCAAACGTGGCAACAGTACCAGCAGGCGCAATATTACCATTTGCTGGAATTACAGTTCCTAATGGATATTTGTTATGCGATGGTAGCGAGCAGTTAATTTCTTCATATCCGGAATTATTTGCAGCAATTGAATACACTTATAAACCGCTAGTGGATATAGTAGGAGTTTCAACATTTGCAGTACCTGACCTAAGAGGAAGATTTCCACTAGGTAAAGACAGTATGAACAACGGTACCGTTGTTCCATTATTACCAACTGGACTAACATCTAATTCAACAATTGACCCAGCAGCTGATAGAGTTACTTCAGTTACTGCTGACACTGTTGGTATGTCTAATGGTGCTGAAGATAAAACACTAACTGTGAATAATCTTCCACAACACAGACATAATCTGCAAGGAAATGCCAGCGGCCAATACTATGCATTTAGAAATACACCAGGTGCTCCTGACGATACAGATGCATCAAGCGGTCTAGGAGCAACCGCTGCTGCCGCCGGTCAGTACTTAACTAACAGCGGTCCTATACAAACGTCAGGTTCATTAGCAGTTCCTTTTAACACAATGAATCCGTACTTGACAATTAATTACATCATCTTTACTGGTAGGATTATATAATGACTTATAAGATTAACAAAACTGATGGGTCTCTAATCACTGAAGTCATTGACAGTGCAATAGATCAAACAGCAACAGATATTACCCTCATCGGTAAAAATGTATCCGGATACGGAGAATTCATTAATGAAAATTTTGTAAAGATACTTGAAAATTTTGCTAGTACTAGTCAACCTAATAACCCATTAGCTGGACAACTATGGTTTGACACCAGTGAAAACAGATTAAAAGTATATGACGGACTTGGTTTTAAGAACGGAAGCGGTCCTATAGTTTCAGGTACCGCCCCAACAACTGCTATTCAAGGAGACTTTTGGATTAACAGTGCTGAGAATCAATTACACTTTTATACAGGCAGTAATAGGGTATTAGCAGGTCCAATATATAAATCTAGCCAGGGGATATCTGGTTTTGAAGTTGATACTATTTATGACACTAATAATGCTCCGAGAGTAATTGTTAAACTGTGGGTTGCTCAAACATTACTTGGTATATTCAGCAGAGACCCTATACCATTTACTCCTCGTGACGGCACTGCCGGAATAGGAGGATTTACTGGAGAAATTGGCCCAGGATTTAATCAAAGCACATTATCAGGTCAAAAATTCCGTGTTACTGCTTCTGCAGCCGATGCATTACGTGACGGAAACGTACTTAAACCAGCCAGTAGTTTTGTATCAACCCTTGGAAATTCAACAATTTCTTCCTTAGGAAGTGCTGGTACACTAACAATCCTAAACGATCAGCCACTTAAATTAGGTGCAGGTTCTGAAACTGATATCAGAGTTACTCCTAATTCTTTTCAGATAGTATGTGCTGGTCTAACTGGCACCTATCAGAATTTTTTACTTAAAGTTAAGAATACAGCTGGTACTATTGTAAATGCAATACTAGTAGACGAAAACAGTAAAGTTGGTATTTTTAATAATACTCCTACATATACACTAGATGTAACAGGCGGGTTTAGAGCATCTACACAGTTACAGCTTCCAAAATACACAACTGTTAATCGTGATGCAAGAGCTATGACCAGTGGAAATAACGGTGAGTTAATTTATAACACAACAACAGATAAAATTCAAGCATATGCAGCAGGCGCATGGGTAGATTTAAATTGAATTTAAAACTAAATACTAATAGTTAAGGGGTAGATCGAATGTCGTATAGCATTGATAGATATAATGGAACAACACTAACCGTCGTTGAAGACGGTACCATCGATAATACGCTCGATATTAAACTTATCGGCAAAAATTATGCTGGATACGGTGAAGTTCAAAACGAAAATTTCCTACATTTGTTAGAGCACTTTTCTAGTGCAGGACCTAACGGCCCTGATCGTAAGATATCCGGCCAAATTTGGTTTGACAGCAGTCTTAAGAAATTAAAATTTTATGACGGCATTAATTGGCGCACAACAGGCGGCGCAGAAATTGGCGGCACTGCTCCTACATCATTAACTGAAGGCGACTTTTGGTGGGATAACGCTAATGATCAATTATACGCATTTTCTGGTACTGAATTTATCCTAGTTGGCCCTCAAGGTGTAACAGGCAGTGGTACTACACAGATGAAATCTCGTAGTGTAACAGCCGTCGGCGGAGCCCCAAAACCAATTATTCAAGCAATTGTTGATGGTACTACTATCTATATTATTTCTAGAACGTCCTTTGTAATAAATGATGCTCTTCCAGGCAACAGCATTCCGGGTTTTGGGATTATCAAAGCTGGTATTACTCTAGCAGATACAAACAACGAAACCGGCGTAACAACTACAGCAACTGAATTATTCCATGGAACAGCAACTAATGCACTTAGATTAGGTGGCTATCCTGCTAGTGATTTCCTTGGTATTTTAAATTATAATTTTACACCTGCCATTACTCCTGCGTTATTTAATAATGGCGGATTTACAGTTGGCGGAACAAGTGGCGCTGGCGTTGATACACTAACGGTTAATATTACTAGCAGTAATCCAGTATTTAAATCTGCAACAGCGTTGATGTCGTTCCAAACAACATCAGGAACTGTTAGAACACCACTAACATTATCTGGTAATAATATACTGCCGGGAGCAAACGGTACATCTAACATCGGATCATCAGACTTTAAATATGCAACAATTTTTGCAAACTCGTTTGTTGGTCCAGCGTCTCAAGCTGACTCTCTTAATGTGGGCGGAATTTATCGTACAGCAACTGCTTCAGCAGGTATTAATACGATTGCAGCTAGAGATAATAACGGGGATTTAACAGCAAACGTATTCCAAGGTATTGCTGCCCAAGCTAGATATGCTGACTTGGCAGAAAAATACCTTGCAGATTCAGAGTATGAACCGGGCACAGTGGTTGTTGTTGGCGGTGAAAAAGAAGTAACAGCTAGCTCATGGGGCAAACGTGCAGTCGGTGTTGTTTCTGCTAATCCAGCCTACATGATGAATAGTGCATTAGAAGGCGGAACATATATTGCACTTAAAGGTCGTGTACCAGTTAAAGTAATTGGGTCCGTTCGCAAAGGCGACAATCTAATTGCAGCAAATGACGGTTGTGCAAGTGTAGGAGTACATCACTCAAATGATGTATTTGCAATAGCATTAGAAAGCAATGATGATACTGGCGTCAAGCTAGTCGAAGCATTGGTATTATAAGGGATAAAACATGTCAGCAGGTGTAGGCTCATTAATTGAAAAGGCAGACTATGATACTATTAAGGCTAAAGTAGATTTAGTTTTTGGTACTGGATCAGGTCAAACTGGCTACGGGCAGGCCGTAACTTCACCGGCAGTAACTGCAGGCTCAACAATCTCAGCAGCACAGTGGGTTGCATTGAGAAATGATATGGTAAAAGCTCGTCAGCATCAAACTGGCAGCACAATAGGTACTAGTAGTGCAACAGACGGTTCAAATTTATTACTTCCAGCAAGCGGAATTTCAATCACCGAAGCATTACGTAATCAATTTAATTTATTTTCAAATACTATAACATCGGATAAATTCTTAATCGGCTCTGCACAATTTTCTAGTGAAGGATTAATTACCGGATCTCGTTCAACAGCATGGAACGGAACTCTTACGCACACTGTAACAGTGTCAAGTACTGCTGATGATATGAGATATTTTTTTAATGCAGGCGGCAAGATTCGTGTATCCGCTAATAGATCCGGCGGCACTGCCAGTAGCAAGAATACTACCTGGGATACAATGTTTAGTCAAATGGGTGAATTTGTTATGGATTATACTCAAACAACGGTTACTGGAGCAAGTGCAACTGGTTCAGCACTTGGATGGTTTGATCTTACAACATCTAATCAATTAATTGGTCAAAAAAGTGCGCCGTCGGGCTCGTATGCAGAAAATAGATACTATGTATATGCTCGTAGAGATGCAGGATCAACACAAATAATTTTAACTATTGAATTCCAGGACAATGACGTTGGAGATCCAAACTTTGACGAAAATGCTGACGGTACATTAAATAGCGTAGTTAGTCAATATCGCCCATCTGGCGCAAACGTATCAGTCACCGGACCTACTGCATCGCAGTCAGGAATGTAACTTCAAATCTCTTGACAAGCTAATTACTATAAGTTACAATAGTAATTAGCTCTGGAGATTACCGTGGACGAACGACTAGAAAAAGCATTTCAAACAGCCAATTATATGACCACGTTGAGCAATCAACGCAAGGTTATTCTTGAAGAATTTCAACAAAGTCTTATCTATTATTTTCAAGGTGCAAGTTTTACCATTGATAGAAACTTAATCGCATTTATCAGCACACTGGTTGGTCGAGACACTGCTGTAGCAGTAGTACTTGACGACAACAACATCCCCGTAGAAATACCCGATTTAAAATTATTTTTAGACGAGATTATTTCTATCTATTTTAGTGCAACTAATGACTACTTGGTAAAATATAATCAAATTAAAACCAAACGCCGCGTTGGCGATTTAATGGCTCTATGACACGTGGCGTTTTAATATTTGCACAAAACAATGCAGAAATTGATTATGCAAAGATATCTTTGTTTGCTGCCAAACGAGTAAAAGAATACCTTGGAGTTCCGGTGAGTCTTATCACTGATAGCTCAAATTGGCTTAAACAAAGTCAACCTGACGCAGAATCAGTATTTGATCAAATTATAGAAATATGGACAGAAACGCATCAGACTAAAAAATTCTATGACGGATCTTTGGCTGCAAAAACACTAACATGGAAAAACTTATCAAGGGGCGACTGTTGTCATTTGTCCCCTTATGATGAGACGCTAGTTATTGACAGTGACTTTATTATAAGCAGTCCCACATTAAAAAATATATGGAATAATCAAAACGATTTTTTAATATATAACGATAGTTTTGATCTAGCTAACTGGCGCGACGACCGTAGTTTTAGATATTTAAATCAACATTCAATTCCATTCTATTGGGCCACTGCATTTTATTTTAAAAAGACCACGGCCACTTGGGCTTTCTTTGATCTAATTAAAAATATTAAATTAAATTGGAATTACTATAGATTGTTATATAATATAGACTCTACAGTATTTAGAAATGACTTTGCATTTAGTATTGCTATACATATGATGGGTGAAGATTTTGCAGCCCCGTTACCTGGAAAGATGAACTACATTTTAGATAGAGATATATTGTTAGATATAGATAAATCAAAATTAAAATTTCTAGTAGAAAAGAAAAACTATAATGGTGAATATACTGCTGTTAAAACTAGTAATCTAGATGTACATGTTATGAACAAATATAGTCTTACTCGCTGCATTGACGGAGTAGTACATGAGTAAGGGCTTTTTAGTACTTGCTCAAAACAGCGATGTTGACTATATTAGACAAGCATATGCTCTGGCTCTAAGTATCCGAGCAACACAGCCTACTATTAACAATATTAGTATTGTCACTAACGATGCAGTTCCTAAAAAATATCAAGCAGCATTTGATCAAATTATCCCAATTCCATTTAACGATGCTGCATCTAATAGTACATGGAAAGTTGAGAATCGTTGGAAACTTTATCATGCAAGCCCGTACAATGAAACTATAATATTTGATACCGATATGTTAGTATTAGATAATATTGAAAGAGTATGGAAATTTGTCAACGATCGAGATTTATTTTTCACATCGTCGGTAGTTGATTATAAACGTCGTGTAATTAATAATCCCACATATAGAAAAATGTTTGTGGCAAATGATCTTCCTAATCTATATTCAGGGATGTGTTATTTTAGAAAATCAGATGCTGCTCTTAAATTTTTTAAATTATTAGAATTTATAACAAATAATTGGGAGAACATGTATAATAGAGTTGCTCCAAAAAATATGCAGAATTTTTATAGTCTAGATGTATCAATCGCAATAGCCGCTAAGTTAATGGGAATTGATGACGTCATTACAAATAAAAACAGCCCATTTACATTTACACATTTAAAGCCAGCATTGCAAGGATGGGACCCAATTCCACAATCTTGTCTTAGTCAGCTACTAATAAATTTTACAGATGCTAAAGAACTATATCTAAATAATTTTAGACAACAGGGCGTGTTTCATTATGTGGAAGATGCATTCCTTACTAATGATGTCATTGAGAAATTAAATGTATAATCCAGAAGAAGATATTGTTCCTTATGAATTATTAGCGCAATCGTTGGCATTGAGTACTGTGGTATTACCTTACCGAGTATACTTCGAAAAAGACTCAGGGGATATTTTAAGTATTACTAATGAAGCCAGCTTACACTATGATTGTTTTGTAGAATTTGACTTTGACATTGTTAAAGATTTTTTAAACGGCACAAGTCAATCTAAAGATTTTCAAGTTACATTTATTGATCAAAATACACCACGAATTGTTTCTAAATATGAAGATGATATTGCAGCAGTATTCTTAACCTGTGCCCCAGTAGTTACTGACTGGGATAGCATGTTTACTATTGAAAATTATCCTACATTTAAAAAGTGGGGATTTCAAATACGCAATGACCAACGAGAAATATTAAAAAAATATAATCTTAATACCACGCTTGAAATTTATATAATTGACAAGCGTAATATGAATTTTATATACAGGACTATCAAAGTCTCAATCAATGAATTAATTAAAAAAGACAGAGAAATAGTATACTATCATTCTGATAAAGAAGGCGATATTAATAATATTGCAGTATATGTTAAACAATTCTTTTCTACAGTAGGATACTATATAATAAAATGACACAAACTGTTAAAATTTTAGATTACGATATCATCTATCTCAGCTATGATGAACCAAATGCTGAAAAAAATTATGCAGATTTACTAAAAAAAGTACCTTGGGCAAAACGTATACACGGAGTCAAAGGCAGCGATGAAGCACACAAAGCCTGTGCCCGCCTAAGTGACACAGATCGATTTGTTACTGTTGACGGTGACAATACAGTACGTGAAGATTTCCTTAATCAAGAAATTGATTTTGACGAGCATAAAGACTTGTCTAAATGTGTTATTAGCTGGGCAGGTTATAATGTAGTCAACGGACTTATGTATGGCAACGGCGGATTAAAGTTATGGCCTAAGCAGTATGTATTAGACATGAAAACGCATGAAAACGCACCTACAGACGATCCTAATGCCCAGGTGGACTTTTGTTGGGATGCTGAGTACATACAGATGAATAGTTGTTTTAGTGATGTGTATAATAATGCAAGTCCGTTTCAGGCATGGAGAGCAGGCTTCCGTGAAGGTGTAAAGATGTCACTTGAGCGCGGAGTACGAACTGCTAATAAAGAATTCAAGAAAGAAATTCATTGGAAGAATTTAGATCGTTTGAGAGTTTGGCTGAATGTTGGAGCTGACTCAACAAACGGCCTGTGGGCAATTCTTGGTGCTCGCCACGGATGTTATATGACCAATTGCACTGATTGGGACTACGTACAGGTTAGAGATTTTGATTATCTTACTAGCCTGTGGCACAGTGATGTAGAGCATATGACTGTTGAAGACTCTATTAAGACCTATGGTGTTAGTTTAAAAAACGCACTCGATCTTGAGATAGCAACATTAGATGCTGATGCTAGTAAATTTTTTAAATCAGTGCACCTTAACCAATATCGTAAAGGTAGTGGATTTCTGGATAAAGAATAATGTACGATATAGTATTTTATAATAGAGGTGAATTAGAAAAATCTCGACAAGAACTTTTAAAGGATAAATTTCCTCATGCAAGGTTTATAGAGTATTCGCGGTCTCCAGCGTATACTGCAACTTTGGCTGTTAAACAAACTAACACAAAATTTTTCTGGCTAATAGATTCGAACTATGAATTTTTAGATTCTATGATAAAGTTTGAGCCTAAAAAATGGGATAACGAGTATACACATATTTTTAAATTGTTTCAGGAGTATGCTGACAAATTTCAATGTTATCTAATTCCTCGAGAATTTAAAACAGATTACTATCAAGAATTTTTTGTTAATTTAAAATACATAAATGATTTTGTTGTTAAAGCAGATACGCTATATGATATTTTCTTTTTAACTTATAAGGAACCTAACAGCTGGGAAAATTGGATTACACTATCTTCTAGATTTCCTCAAGCTCAACGTATTGCTGGCCAGAAAAATATATACAAGAGTCACAAAGACGCTGCAAAGAAATCCACAAGTGATTATTTTTGGATAGTAGATGCTGATAATGAAGTATTAGAATCATTTGACTTTGATTATTATGTAGAAGACTATGCATTTGATCTAGTACATATTTGGCACAGTCGTAACGAAATAAACGATCTCGAGTATGGCAATGGTGCGATTAAATTGCTACCTAAAATGTTATTTGACGTAACAAAAGACGGAGTTGACATTACTACCAGTCTCAGCAATAAACTCACTATAGTGCCTAAAGTAGCAAGTGTTAATAGATTTGCATCTAGTCCTTGGAATGCCTGGCGTAGTGGATTTAGAGAAGCGGCCAAGTTAGCCAGCAATGTGATTGCAAGAAGTGATCAAGAAGAAACTGCTAATCGATTAACAGCATGGACTACCAAAGGTTTAGATAGAAGATTTGGGGAGTACGTTATCCCTGGAGCCGTGTTAGGTATGCAATACGGTACGGAGAATAAGGGAAACCAGGACGCATTAGCAAAAATTAATGACTGGTCCTGGTTGTACGAACAATTTAAACTTAACGTTAAGTTGCCGATGCGTCCTGAGTAACTAGACCAGCAGCCATTGGAAAAATCTCGGTAATTGCTTTTGCACAAGCAATCGCAACTAGTTGATGTTCTTTCTGTGTGCCGTTAGCACTGCGTAATTCAATAAAGTGAATCCAACTACGCAGTGTGCCATTCATGTATAAACGACTTTCTGTAAGACCTTCGGGCAATACAGCACGAGCTTGTTCTTTAGCAATACCGTTTTCAATAGCCCACTCGTAGGCTTCTTTAGCAGCCCCGATTACAGCCTGCTGAATCATTTCCCATTCCGCTTGCAGTTGTTCGTCGTCAGTACTAATGCTATTTTGACGATTCTTTGGATCTTGCAGTCTTGCTTCACGAGTTACAAAGTCTAGATCCTTTGTAGGATCAGCGTATCTCTGACTAAACTCTTGGAAACTAAAACTACGATGACGTAGGATTTGTCGAGCAATATCACGAGTAGTTGTAATTTCAATACAAGCAGACACCATTTCAAGTGGCGACCAATGTTGGTGTTTGACCAAATACTTGATTAGTTTTTCACTTGTTTCTGTGTTAAGTTGATTAGCAGGATTACTAACACGAGCACAGTATGCAATTAGTTCTTGTGCATTATCAACACCTAAGTCTGCAAATTCTTGTGTGGGTTGACTGTAACTAATTAATTTAACATTCATTTCAATTTTCTTTTTTTTAAAAATTTGTTTGTATTATTGATCATATCTTTTTTAACTCTTTCTGTATCGAGTTTAAAATCAACATTCTCTATTTCGCTTTCATACGATACCAACATTTCTTTGAGATTTATTTCAAACGAATTCCAGTCTTCCTGTGCTTGTTTAGAAGATATCTTAATTTCCCAAACTTTTTTATTTTTAAATGTAACAGTGACTGAGTCGAGATATTTAAGAGGTACCACGTTTAGGGTAATCTCTCCAAATACCTCAGGCCAATGTTCAACTACATCTTTGGGAAACGGCTTTCCAGTTGTCACTCGTTAACTGCGGTTTTTTTCTTTGCAGGCACTAGGTCTTCGGCCATACGACGGAGTTGAGCAGCTTCCTTGCTTAGTCGATCTGCATCGCTACGATATTTCTTAGCCAACATATCATCGGTTAAAATACCATCTTCATTTACTGATGCTGATGTAGTTTTACCTGCATCATATTGGTCTATTAGCGGGTCAGTATTACCTGTAGTAGGGCTAATATCTTTTACTTTTACTAGTTCTTCTATTTGCGCACTTTCTTTAGCAGAAGGACGGATAGCAAGGTCTTGTACACTGACGCCAGCTTGTTGTGCAATAACTTGATTTAATTCTGACAGTAAAATTGTAGCTTGCATGTTAGGCACCATTTCAATTTTATCTGTTGGAAATTTTGTTAACAAGCCTCTTGCATGAAGACTTGGCAGCATAGTACTTCCGTCACTGAAAACTGCTCTAGCCAATACTTCACTAAATTCGTTTGCTGATTGTGCAGAATTTGATTCAACTAGATTAATTAGTGAATCATGTTGGCTTGGATCGAGGCTTTCTGTTTGAATGATCAAACAACTAAATGCATCTCCAGGTAGGGTTCTAAACACTACTAAGCATCTACGTCCTGTTGACTTAATGCGGCCCACATGTTTTAAGGTTTGCATATTATGCTCCTTGCTTTGGTTGCTTGGCTACGGTGTCTAAAAATGCAGATAATTTAGTGTACGTTTGTCCAACTGCTACCATTTCGTTTGGTTTAAACGCACCGCGTGAACTGGCAATATCAATGATGGTTCTCATAGCATTAAGATCGTTGATTGTTAAATCATTGGATTCTTGTTGCGGCGCAGCTTCTGCAGGTTGTTCTACTTTAGTTTCTTCAGTCATAATAATCTCCTTGTATAAGTTATATATGTATATTAATTATCTGTTAGGTTAAATGTGGACATGCAAGTTTGAAAAAACTAAGTTCTTTTTCCTGCTCAAATCCAATTTTAGTAACATAAACAATAGTATTATCTACTAGATCAACTGCTTGACCAATATAGTAGCGACTATTGAGATTCTGATATATCCACGAATCTATTGTTTTATGATAGATAGGTGTATATTTTTCTAATAAGGTATAATGAAAATGATGTGCTGGAAAAAAGACTTTTCTTAAATCCAGTGCATTTAGAGCATTAGGTTTACCATTTTTTAATGCCATTATTTGTAACCGATAGTCATATGTCTAGTGTAAGGTGCATCTTTAAAATCAAAATATAATGAGCCACTAAACAACTCTTTGAGAGGCCAAAGAGATTTAAAATGTTCCAAATTTTCTGGACGCTGTACATGATCATCAATAACTAGATCATTACCTTGGAACAAGCATAGTGTACCTTTAGGAATACGATCGTACCAGTCTTGACTAGAAAAATGTTCTGTCGAAGTATTAATGACTAGATTAATATTGTCATCATATGTAGCTTTATTAGCGTCTCTGGGAAACGATCTAAACTGCCAATCTTTTATTTCCCAAGTGTTATTGATAAGATTTGCATCTATACATACACTCGGATCAACATCGTAAGATCTACAGTATTCTATTGTGACACGTTCTCTAGTCTGCAAGATAAAATGTAGTAGTGCATACCAGCCACCTAGGATGGCAATACGTAATGGCTCAATTTTCTGTTGAGCCACTATGATTTCTAGTTCACGTGCCGCCCAAACTTTACTTTCAATTTGGCCGGCACTGAATGCGTCCGGATCAAGTTTTATCACTAGACTCATAGTATGCGTGAGCACCGAATGGAGGAACAATACTAGTATTACCGTGGATGATGAATACTGTATCGCAGTAGTTTTCATCACCCCATGATCCCCAAGGGTAGCCATCTGTAAACATGATAAACTTTTTAGGCTGAATATCGTTAGCTTTCATATAATCCCAGTTGGCATCAAATTCAGTACCGCCACCACCCATCACTTTGTATTCCATAATGTCTTCGCCGTAGCCGTCAAAGTCTTGCTCATTGTAGACTTTAGTATCAAAGCACCACAGTTTGATCTTGTACTCTCTATACTCGTCCATAATGCCTTTGATCTCACTAATAAAGTCTTTAGCCTGTTCATCGCCAATAGATCCGGACATGTCAATACCAATACAGATATCAATAGTCTCGTCGTAGTTAGTACCTGGCAAAATAGCATTCATATGCCACGCCTTGCGGTTAGGTCGCATAAAGGTGTAGTCGTTTTTAACAGTACTTTGGATTTGCTGGCGCAGAATTTCACGCCAGTTCATCTTTGGCTCAGTAAGCTCTTTGATCATACGACCAATCTCTGCAGGCACATTTCCCGCACCCGCCGCCTGCGCCGCAGTCATCATAGCTTCTTTGATCTCATCACGGATTTGTTTGAGCTCTTCTTTTGAGTATGCAGGACGGCCCTTGCCTTCCTTTTCCCAATCAATGTGCTCGTCTAATAACTCGCCAAGTGCATTGAGCTCTTGGTCATCCATTGTGTCATAGATCTCGTCATAGATCTGTTCTGAACTTTTTCCGTAGTGAGCAGTGTCATGGAAGATTTTAATCTTTGGGGGAGATTCACCAATACGATCACGAACCAATGTACCGTTAACTGAGTAGTCAGCGGCAATGTTCCATATCTTGCGATCACGACCTTCTACACGTAGCATGTGCTCAAACACGTTATGTAGAATTTCGTGTGCAACAACAAACTCAACCTGTTTAGTAGTCAAGTCTGCAAAAAAGTCTCTATTGTAATATAAGTGACGTCCGTCTGTTGCGGCAGTAGCACACCATTCTGTAGCATCTTCAATTCTAAGACGAGTAGCCATATTGCCAAAAAACGGATGGCGAAGTAGCAACCCGACTCGTGCTACGATAATTTTATCAACAATTGGATCTAAATAATTTGACATTTTTGCTCCTAAATATTTACTGTATGTATATATTATAACAGGAGCCGAAGCTCCTGTCAACTGGCACAAGCTCAAATTAGCGTGAATGCTTTTCTGTAGCCGCCGCAATGTACTTACCATATTTGGCATGGAAGTCATCAAAGCATTTGATCTCATCTGGATCCAATGGCAACTGGTATTGAGTCAGTGCAAGTTTAGTACCCATCACAACCAATTCAGTCTCAAAATTATCCATCATAAACTGGAAGAAGTAGTTGACTTTGTCGTTAAACTTCTTGTCGTTTTTATCAGCGGCATCTTTGAGCTCATAGCACAGAGACACAGTTAATGAGTACATGGCACTGATTTCTTTAGTGTCCATTTTCTTAACTTTGCCGTTTAAGATGTCTGTAGGATCGGGCAACTTTGAGCTAATCTTACGGTGTGCCATAAACTTAACAGCCAATCCTTCACCGACCGCACCCGATATCAAGTCGGTCAATGTATCAGTATCTTCTTCGTCATCGAACAACAATTCGGATACGAATGCCCAGCTACGTGGAGTAGCAAAGGCACGTGACGCTGACTTTGGATCAAAGTCGTA